GGGTTAAGCCTGTGTGGTCATCCTCTATAACATTAAACGGGTCACCTAATACTCCTTACATTTTTGACGATAGGATTAATCACTACGACGTGGTTGATTCAATAAAAGAAGTATATGAATGGGGAAGACCCGAAAGAAAAAGAAGAGGTTTGATTGGACGTGAGTTTATGATAAAACACTTTTCAAATAAAACAATGTGCGATTCTTTAATTAAAGGTATTAACAATACGTTTAAGAATTTTAAGAAGAAACCTAAACATCAATTACATAAGATAACATGAGTAAACCAACATTATTATTTAGAGGACCAGTAAAAACTTTAAGTGGGTATGGTTCACACTCGAGAGATTTGTTGAAATCACTTTTCGATATGGACCTTTTTGATATTTACATCGACAGTTCTAATTGGGGATCGACACCAATGACTGCATTGGAACCTGAGAATAATCTATTTCATTTGTGGATTGAGGAGAATGTTATTTCACAATCAATATCACAACCCGATATCTATGTTCAGGTTACAGTACCTAATGAATTTCAAAGAATTGGTAAATATAACATAGGAATTACTGCTGGTATTGAAACAACAGTTGCTGCCAAATCATGGATTGATGGTTGTAATAGAATGGATAAAGTAATAACTACCTCAACGTTTTCTCGAGATGTATTATTACAGACGGTTTATAATGAAAATGATAAAGTAAGTGGTAAGTTAATAAAACAACATAAGATTGAAGTACCTCTTGAAATTCTTCACGAGGGTGTTGATATATCAATCTACAATAACATACCCAACGATTTTAAATTAGATATTGAAGAAGACTTTGCCTATCTATTTGTTGGTCATTGGTTGACAGGTAAAATAGGACATGACAGGAAAGATGTTGGGATGTTGATTAAGTGTTTCTGTGAATCATTTAATGATGTTGAAGATAGTCCAGCATTAATTTTAAAAACATCCAGTGCAACCTTCTCAGTCAAACAAAGAGAACAACTTAGAAGTAAAATTACTGACATCACCAAACACTATAGTAACCCACCATCAATCTATTTGTTGTTTGGTCAACTTACTGATAGTGAGATGAATGGGTTATATAACCACCCCAAAGTTAAATCAATGGTTACAATAACTAAAGGTGAGGGTTATGGTAGACCACTTCTTGAATATACAATGACGGGTAAACCTGTAATTGCATCAAATTGGTCAGGACATAAAGACTTCTTACCTATGGATAAAGCAGTAATGATTGGTGGGAAGTTAGTTGAAGTTGATGAAAGTGCAACAAATGATTTTATATTAAAGACATCTAAGTGGTTCACAGCAAATTATAGTGAAGTCGTAGAAGTATTTAAAATTGTCCACAGAGATTATGAAACTTTCCTTGAAAAATCTGAATCGTTAAGAACGGAAAACTTAGAGAAGTTTTCAATAGAATCAATAACTGAGAAGTTTAAAACTATTATGGAACCACTATTAGTGGAGAAACCTAAACAAGTTAAATTAAACATACCTCAACTAACAAAAATAGAAAAATAATGAAGATATTAGTGACAGGTGGTGCGGGATTTATAGGGACCAACCTTATTAAAAGATTATTAAGTGAGGGACATAACGTACACTCAATAGATAACTACGATAGTGGTTTGAAAGAAAACGAAGTGGAGGGATGTAATTACCACACAAGTGATATACAAATCATTAGTCTTATGGATAAGGACTTTGATATAATATATCATTTAGCCGCACTGTCAAGAATACAACCTTCTTTTGAAAATCCATTACTAACTTACGATACTAACGTGACTGGTACACAAATGGTTTGTGAATTTGCAAAATCCATCGGTGCTAAAGTAATATATGCAGGATCATCATCAAGATGGCATAACCCATACCAATCACCATACGCATGTTATAAACATCTTGGTGAGGAAATATTAAAAATGTACCGTAAGGTATATAGTTTAAATTGTGAAATTGCACGTTTCTATAATGTTTATGGTCCTAATGAAGTTGTTGATGGAGATTGGGCAGCTGTTATAGGTATTTGGAGAAGACAGGTAAGAGATGGTGAAAAAATAACAATCGTAGGTGACGGAGAACAAAGAAGAGACTTCACACATGTTGTTGATATTGTTGACGGTCTTTATAAGATTGGAATGACCGATGAGTCCCATGATGATGCATGGGAGTTGGGAACAGGTACGAACTATTCTATTAATGAAATGTATTCAATGTTTAAAAAGAAATTTGGGACCGACCATGTATCAATACCTGATCAACCTGGTAATTACAGGGTTACATTAAGAGAAAACAATGACACAGTAGAACGATTGGAGTGGGAACCTAAAGATAGATTACAAACCTATATAGATTCTTTATGAAGATAAGTTACGCAATCACAGTGAAAGATGAGTTCATTCAAATTCAAAACCTAATTAATCATATACTTAAATTGAAACGTCACAATGACGAAATAGTTATACTATTTGATCAAAAGAATGGGAGTACCGAATTGTTAAGTTATCTTTTAAAGTTTAATAAACTACCCAACGTACAAACATGGAGGGGATTTGATTTTAATGGTCATTTTGCTGATTGGAAAAATCAACTGAGTGAATATTGTTCGGGTGATTATATTTTTCAAATAGATGCGGATGAGATACCAAACACTAACCTTATTAATTCATTACCAAGTATAATTGAAATGAATCCCGAAAATGAAGTTTTTTTAGTACCTCGTGTTAATACCGTAAGTGGTTTAACAGAAGAACATATTAAAAAGTGGGGTTGGAATGTATCTGAAAAGGGTTGGGTTAATTGGCCCGATTACCAATGGAGAATATGGAAAAACATACCATCAATTAAATGGGTTAATAAAGTACATGAAAAATTAGATGGTTTTAAAACGTTTTCACCTTTACCCGATAAAGAGGAGTTCTCCCTATCCCATCCAAAAGACATAAAACGTCAAGAAGAACAGAATAATTTTTATAATAATTTGATGAATGGACATTAGTTTAGTCTTAGCGGTATATAACAACCTTGACTACACAAAAGATTGTTATGATAGGATAAGAGAAATCTATCCCAACGCACCTATGGTAATTAGTAGTGGTGGATCGACAGATGGTACCCTATCATGGTTAGAGTCGTTGAATGATGATTTTCTATCTTACATGCACGATGATGATAAATTATGTTTCTCCGACAATTATAACTCCGCAATCAAATTAGTTGATACTGAGAAGTTGGTACTCATACATAACGATATGGTTATTGGTGAGAACTTCCTTGAAAATCTTTCAGATCTTATCGATGAGAAGACCCTCCTTTCGTATACAACAATAGAACCACCAATCTTTAAAGGACATAAAAGAGCGGGTAAAGTGATATTAGATTTAGGTTCTTCGTTTCATGACTTTAAGTATAATTTGTTTAACCAATACGTTGAAAAAGTTAAACAAAAGAAAACACTTGTAAATGGTGCATCATTCTTTATGTCAGGTTATAAAACTATGTTTGAAGATGTGGGATTCTTTGATGGATTCTCGTTTGATCCATTCTTTTGTGAAGACGACGACTTTCTAATACGTGCAAAATTAAAAGGGTATAATTTAAAGACGACCGAATGTGCCGTCACTTATCATTTTGTTTCCAAAACAAGTAGAGTATTAAGATCTTCCGAAAGTAAACTTAGTGAACATAAAAACATCAGAAACTTTATAAGAAAATGGGGTATACCTATTCCAATATTCAATGAGTTATATTATTGGGAAGACAATATCTTCAACTACAAGACGTTTTCGATGGGTCTAACGACACGTAACAACACTAAACTATATAATGTAGAACCTTACTTCGATAAGATCAATTTAGGGACAATTCCTGAAGATTACATATCCAACGAACAACCCAATACTAACTATGATCTAAGGTCTAAATTCATACTGACCGACATAGTAGATGTTATGATAACAGAAACAAGTCCATTCACGGATGAAGATCTTTATACTATAAACAAAATCCGATTATCAATTCCTCACTATGAAGTAGGGGAATATCAAATCGGAAATATGTTAATTGATATTAAGAGAAGAGTTTAGTCTTTCGAAATTAATTTAAAAAGTATATTGTATTGGTCTTTTGTTTTACCAGCATCTTTTAAATCATCTTTAGTAATGGTAGGATGTTCCAATTCGATATCCTTAGCTAAAAGTTTTTGATATTCACTAAGAAACTCAACATACTTAGGGTTCTTAACCTCTTCAGTTCCTTTACCTTTTTTCTTTTCGATTGTTGGACTGATTTGAACACCACCTTCTTCGGTTGCTTCACCGTATGTTGTGATTAGTTCATTACGTAATCCATCAACTTTCTCTCTTTCCGCACTAAGTTTTGCTGAAAATTCAGACAACTCATACTTCAAAAGAATCGATAGAGGTTGTTTATTGAAACCTTCATACACAACTTCTCCTGTTTGAGGGTTTTTAAATCCGTTTATTTCAGCGTCTAACTGTAGGATTTGATCAATTGTTAAATTTGTTACTGCCATTTTGTTTTTAATTTTAATATAATATAGGGTTTATTCATTTAAAAATCAAGTCTTTTTTATAAAATAGTATAGACTCCATACATAATCATTAGTCCAATCCAAATAATCAATGCCTTTAGGTACGTTAAAAACCCTGTATGGAAGTATTTTTGTCCTATTGGTAGACATTTATGTGCTGGTGATATTAAGTAACCCGAGTATTCTAAAGTAAAGAA